AACTTCTTAACATCTCCTCTTGATGGTTTATTAAGTTTTACAGTTCTATTTTTATATTTAGCCATATGGCATAAATATCACACAACAATATAAATTTAAAGATTATCTTTTAAAGTGTCTTTTTCTCCACTTGTTACAAACATAAGTATCTTTAACTGCTCTTGTTTTATAAAGTCCACAGAAGCCATGCTTATTTGAAAAGAGTCCACAGTTACCACAGCTACCCTCTCTTGTTGCTGGTCTAAAATCTTGTGGCATCTGATATGGAATAAACTCTCCATTAGAATAAAAATTACTTCGTTTCTTTTCCATGCTCTATTAGTTTTCTTAAATCTACAATTACATTTGCTAATTTATCATTTTTTTTAATAGCTATATCTCTTTGTATTTTTGCTTTTTCTAATTCTTCTCTTGCTTCATCTCTTTGTAATCTTAATCTTAAATTAATATTAGCACCTATTCTTTGATCTATTTGCATATCTATTTTCCTTGTCCTTTATATTTTTTATATGATTTGCGTTTGTGTTTATTCATAGTTGATGTTTTAACTCTCCCACCACCTATTGAAGTTCTTTTATGTTTCTTTTCATATAGTACGACAGCACCATATACATTACCCTTTGTTTTTGCCATCTTCTATTTCTTCAGCTTTAGCTTCTATGATTAATGGTAAAGGTTCAACAATAGTTTCTTGTACTGTTCTGTCTTTCATACCTAAATAGTTTTTAGATAACCATATCATCATATTGGGATTGCCTTTTAAAGCACTAGCCCACATTCTCTTTCTTAAACTAGCTTTACCAATGTTTTTATTTTCCTCTACTAAATCGGAGAATCTTCTTTGTAATGTTCTAGCAGATATTCCTACAACACTTCCTATTTCTTCTTGGGTACAACCTATTTGGCTTAAATTTGCTATTACTTTCTCATCTACCTTTTTATTGGGTCTGCCCATAGACTTTGTCTTAATTGTGTCTTTTGTCTTATTTATGTCGCTTTTCATAATAGGATTATTTTAACAATTTTGTTAGTAAAGTCCATAGTTTAGGGTTTTGTTTAAATACTTTCTCGTACCCATCTCCCACAGCTTGTGCAATAGGTTCTTCTCCTCGTTTATTTACATCTATGTCGGCATGATTAATAATTATATGAAATAACTCGTGCATTATCGTATTGAATAGCTTTAATCCTTTTACCCTTTTATCTATTACTAACAAGTTTTTATTTGGCTCATAGAATCCATATAAGTCTTGTAATATTTTGAATTGTACTGTGATCTTGTTTCTGCCATATTTAATGCTTGGTATATTCATCTTTGTTTAATGTGGCTCTTAAATATTCATTTTGTAATTTGAGTTGTCGGTTTTCTATACTTAATGCAATTATTCGTTTTCTACAATATTTAAAAATTCGGAGTATTGCTTTCATTCATAATCCTTAATCGGCTCGTCTTTCCATTTGTGCTTTAAATATTTCTTATTGTTTTTCAACAAGATAGTATATTGACCCCAATCTCCGATATTTTTATACCCACTATTCACACCCTTATCTTTGCTAGACTTACTATTTAGTATATGTGTATTAGTATTGTTTATTAGTACTTGTTGCGATAAGTGGTCTGTAAGTGGTTGTTCAGAATCTACATACTGATATTTGTCATAATTAACAAGGCTTATTAGAGTTACTTTTCTGCTCTTGTGGTTGTTAGTGGGCTGTAAGTGGGTCGTTCTAGTGCTTATCATTTTTCTACGCACAAGCCGTAGTATAAAAGATCGCATTTCAGAATAAGTCATACCGAATCTTTTAGCAGTTACTCGTAAAGGCATAATCATTTCTCCTCTACGAACAAATATCTCATTACCTAAAAATTTTAATGTCTTATCTTGGTGTGATGCAGATGATATAAAATATATCCAACAACTACATTGTAATAGATTCTTAAATACAGGAGATCGCCATATATCCCTATAAACTAAAAAATAACCAGATCGTTTAGCCATTACTTACTCTCTTTCTCAATCATTTCAATTAATTGTTTTTTGGAGTATCTATTTAATAGTGTCTTAATTATGTTTAATGTTTTTTTTGTTTTTTCGTATTCTCTAGCACGATTACTAGATACTACCTCAAAGTGTTCCTCTCTCATTTCAGCCATTGTTCTCTCCATTGTTATAATTAAAAAAATTATTTGCTTCTTCTATACTCTCAACTTCCTTTAAAGTTTTTCGTAACATTTCGTGTTCTGTACCATACATAGCTTCAAACTCTTGCTTACAGTTATGAATACTGAATTGTCCTTGATGATGATCTCTACAAAGTGGGATAGTTTGGTAGTGGCTCGATCTCATGGCCATTCCCAAGCCAACAGGCCTTATGTGATGCACATTAGCTGGTCTTTGACACACCAGACACCCTAAAGAAGCAACCTTACTTAAATGCTCTCTCTCGGCTTTTGTTGCTACTTTTTTCTTTGCCATATTACACTTTTTGATCTACTGTTATTAAAGTATCATTATGGCAACCACCATGTGCTACAATTAATATTTCTTTTTTATTTTTTTCAAAACTAGTTTTGTGTTTAATTTTATCAATTTTCATTTCATAAGGCATACCATTAGTATTCCAACCAAAAGAAATGCAATAACCTTTAGGATTTATAATTCTTTTAATCTCATGTGCATATCTTGAAAATTGTTTTATTTTACCAAAACCATCATAAACTTCATTTATTTGATGAATAGAGTATGGTGGGTCAAATAATATTCCATCAATAGAATTATCATTAAATTGTTTTAAAAACTCTAAAGCATCTAAATTATAATCAGTATTATATTCTGAATTTAGATCATTAGTAATTAATTTATCTTTGAATATACTATCATTAGCAAATGGGTCTATCCATTTACCTATTAAATATCTTTCTATTAAATCTTTGATAGGTTTAATTGAAAATGTGTTTTTATTAGGCATTGCCCATTGTCTATTTATTATTGTCATTTTACTCTCCATACTATCGCTTGTTTTCCATATTTAGTTTCTCGTCTTAAACCTGAATCTTCTACCAAGTTTAAAATTTGTAGTTCTCTAACTCTAGCACAACAGCTTGATAAAGGTATATCTAACTCATCTGATATTTCATAATTAGTTAATGCGTTAAGTTTTATAAGATCATAGACTTGCTCTCTTTTAGTCTTTAATTTTGGCTTTTGTTTGTTATAGGCAGATTTGCTAGTATCGGTATAGTTGTGCGATTTATAATCAGTATCAAATATATCTAATTGTTTCATATCTTCCTCTCTGTTTAAGTGCTGGGTTTAGGAGAGAGTCCAAACCCAACACAATAGTATATATGATATGAAAATATAAATACTTATCTCTTGCGAGATAATTCTCTCTAACATTTTTTTATTTATATTCATATCTTTAATTGATTCGTTTTCTATACTTGATTTGTAAATAAAACAAGAAATTAAACTTGTGGGGGTTAAATAAGTTAAAAAGTGGCTATTTTACTAGCTTTTTAGCACTTTACAATACAACTCAAAACTTATACATTTATTGTATGTTAAATAAAACTAACACTAAACAAGGAGAGAGCATGATAACTTTAACTGATAAAGAAACTCTATTAGCACAAGAGTTAATTACTAACAATGATGGAACAGATGCACATATTTGTAATTCTGAATTTATAGATATTGAAAGTCTAAAATTTAGTATTGAAACATTAAAAGGTGTATTTGGTTCTTTAGTTCAAAAGGGTCTATTAGATTATGATGATACTAATGATAATGGAGAAATATATAGATGGACAATTCCTGTTGATGCTGAAGTACAATCACAAGGTTGTAATTTGGTTTATAATAATAAACCATTTAAACCTTTTGGTAATTCTGAAGATTGGTTTTATGGCAAAGAAATTAAAATTAATACCATAGAAAAATTTTTAGACTTGTTAAATGAGTTTAATATAAAACAAGAACAACACAAAGGGAGAGCATAATGAGAATACCTAGTAACTCAACATTCACAAAAGAACTATCTAAAAGATTTAATATAATATTTAATAAGGATATGCCCTTATGTGAATTAACAACAACCATAGGAAAGCACAATGGACAAGAAACTTCCAAAGTTGCAACGACAGTACGACAAGTTCATAACGAGAGAAAAGGATTTGTTGCAGAAGCTGTTAGCAATCAAGGAGAAAAAAAAAGTAGTGGCTTGGAAATTACATCAAGTTAAATTTCACGAAGCTATTATTTAATTAGAAAAGGAATAGATATGAAAAAAACGATACTTACCCTAGCGATCTCTTGCACCCTATTATCTGCGTGTGCGTATAAACCCATAATAGATACTGCTGGAAGATCAGGTACATTTAATAACGACCAAGCAAAAGAAATAACAAACGATATGCAACATTGTAAAACACTAGCAAAAGAAAATACTACTTTTGTTGGCAACATTGTTTATTGGTCTTTGAGTCCAACAATGGACACTAAAAAAGAATCATTAATAAGAAAATGTTTAACGAATAGAGGACATTCAGTTCTAAATTAAAAAGGAAAATATGAAAAAAAATAATACAATAGAAGAAATTAATATATCCATTAACAACTTATTAGAAGAATGGAATATTAGTAGAGAACATAACGATAAGATTGTAATTCACATTATAGGATTGCAATTAAAGAAAATAAGATTGGTTAATAAGATGACTCAAACAAGAGTGTCTAAAGTAATTAATGTAAGTTTTCAACAAATTCAAAAGTATGAAAAGGGTTCTAATTTAGCAAATCCAATTACCCTATTAGCTTTGTCAGAATACTTTAATGTTACTTTTGACTATTGGGTTAAACCAATTATAATGAAAGACTTAACATTACTAACTAAAAGGAGAGAGAATGGATTTATCCAAAGACAAGATTTCGTGGCAAGATAAGAGAATCAAAGCTATGGATAGAGTAATAAGTGGAAATTCACATAAGCACGAATATTACATTGAAGAATATTCTGCGATAATTACTTCTAAAGCTAAAAATAAAAAACAATATAAGGGAGAAAATAATGGTTAAAAAAAAAACTAAAACAATGTTTGATGTGCTTTGGACAACAGAACAACAATTAAATAAAGTAATTAAATCAATAGAATATATTTATGATGG